AGAGTTGAGGTTAATTCCTAGTAACGCTATAACAATAGATTTGACCGATAATACATTGACTTACGAAGTTAATCAATTTGATGATTATCCAAGTGCTAAATATAACGCTAGTGAAATGATACATGTAAAAATCATGGCTTATGGTGTCGATACGCTCCATAACTTGGTTGGCCATTCTCCACTAGAATCTCTTACAAGCGAAATAGGGCAACAGAAAGAAGCAAATAGACTTTCTCTATCAACTTTAAAAGGAGCGCTTAATCCTACAAGTGTTGTCAAAGTTCCGCAAGGCACCTTATCTTCAGAAGCTAAAGACTCTATAAGAAAAGAGTTCGAAAAAGCAAATGGAGGAAATAATTCAGGACGTGTCATGGTTCTAGATCAATCAGCTGATTTTTCTACAGTATCCATAAATGCCGATGTTGCTAATTACCTTAATTCAATGAATTGGGGAAGAACTCAAATTGCCAAAGCTTTCGGAGTATCTGACAGTTATTTAAACGGAACGGGAGACCAACAGTCGAGTCTTGACCAAATTAAGGACCTTTATGTTAATGCTTTAAACCGATTCATTGAGCCTTTAATTTCAGAACTGAGAATCAAATGCGATTCATCGATTGGCGTTGATATGTCTCCCATTACCGACTATTCAAATTCTGTGTTTAAAGCAGATATATTGAACTGGGTAAAAGAAGGGATTATTGAGCCAACAGAAGCAAAGACTTTATTAGAAAGCAAGGGGATTATTTAGTGGAAAACATCGAATATCGTTATTTTGATTCAACAGAGTTAGAGACGAGGAGCCCTACAAATACTGGTTTTATTGGACAAATTGCAGGTTATGCTATTAAATTCAATACTCCTAGCACTGCAATGGCTCCATTTATTGAATATATCGCTCCGATAGCACTTGATAATGTCGATTTAAGCGATGTATTAGCTTTATATAACCATGATTACGCCAATGTGCTAGGCAGAGTTGATGCAGGAACTTTAAAGTTAAGCATTGATAAAGTCGGCTTGCATTTTGTTTTGGATATGCCAGATACAACAGTTGGCCATGACGTTTATAACAATATTAAGGCTGGGAACCTTAAAGGTATGAGTTTTGGATTCTCTGTTGCGGACGGTGGTGATTCTTGGCAACAAGGAGCAGATAGTCCAATAAGAATTATTAATCAACTTCAAACGTTGAGTGAAATAAGTGTTGTAAGCAGACCAGCTTATGATGATACAAGCGTCCAAGTTACTCGTTCAATGGACGCTTTTTTGTCGGAACGAACGAGAAAATATAAAGAAAAGGTAAAAATCTACCTAGGAGGACTCAATGAAAATTGAAAAATTAAAAAAAGATTTAGCGACTAAAACTGCTGAACTTAATACCAAAAAAGCTGAAATTCGAAGCTTTACTGAGTCAGAAGACAAAACAATTGATGAAGTCAAAGCTGGAATGACAGAAATCAAAGAAAAAGAAGATGAAATCAAAGAAATTCGCTCTAATATTGAAGTTTTGGAGCAAGCTTCAGCATTAAAAGTTGAAGAAAAAAGAGATGATTCTGATTTGGTTGCTCCTGAATTAGAAGAAAATTCAGCAGATAACGAAGAAGATGATCCAGAAAAACTTAAAACTGAAACAAAATCAGAAGCAGAAAAAGATAAAAAAACTGTCAAAGATGAAGAAAAAAGAGATGCAGGAGGATTGCAAGATATGAAATTAAAAGTTGGTGGCGAAATCGCAGATAAAAAAGTGACTGCTTTTGCTGATTATTTAAAAACTGGTGAAGTTCGTGATGTTACAGGTATTGCTTTGAAAGATGGGAAAGTAATTATTCCTGAAACAATTCTCACTCCAGAAAAAGAAGTGCATCAATTCCCACGGCTTGGCTCATTGGTTCGAACCGAATCAGTAACTACAACAACTGGTAAGCTTCCAATTTTTAATAACTCTACTGACCTATTGACTGCTCACACAGAGTATGGTCAAACAACTAAAAATGCAACTCCAGTTATTACACCTATTCTTTGGGACTTGAAAACATATACAGGAGGCTATGTATTCTCTCAAGAATTGATTTCTGATTCGTCTTATGATTGGCAAGCTGAACTTCAATCACGATTGATTGAGCTTCGTGATAATACTGATGATTCTCTTATCATTACAGCTTTGACTGATGGAATTAAAAAAACTACCTCTACTGACTTACTTGGAGATCTTAAGAAAGTTCTGAACGTTACTTTAAAACCTCAAGATTCTGCAGCTGCTTCGATTGTTATGTCACAATCTGCCTATAACCTCTTTGATATGGCTACTGATGCAATGGGTCGTCCTTTGTTGCAACCAAACGTTACCGCAGCAACTGGTTATACTTTGCTTGGGAAAACAGTTGTTATCGTTGATGATAAATTGTTCCCTAGTGCTAGTGCAGGGGATGTAAATATCGTTGTTGCTCCGCTCAAAAAAGCAGTAATCAACTTTAAACTTACTGAAATTACTGGTCAATTCCAAGATACTTATGATATCTGGTATAAACAATTAGGCATCTTCTTGCGTCAAAACGTTGTACAAGCTCGTAAAGACTTAATTGTTAACTTGACAGGTAAGCTAAAAGCAGTAACAGTTGTTCAATCTACAGCAGTATAAGGAGTGAATTATGGCACTAATTACAGCACAAGAATTACTTGATGAAAATCATATTGATTCAAACTATGATGAAATTGCAACTATGAATAGACTTATTCATGATGCAAGTGCCTTAATTCGTGGTTCTATTTCTGATTCAGTTACTGATGAGCAAATCATGGATAATTTACCCGACCAGTATAATAGAGCTGTTTCAGCTCTTGCAACCCGTCTATATTTCAGTAGAGATTTGTCAGAAGGCTATGGTATTGGTATTCAGATTATGATTAATCAAATAAGAGCTAGAATGTGGGAGGTGCTGAATGGCACAACTTAATCTAGCTGACTTTAACAAAAAAGTTCAACTAGGAGATGTTAAAACTTTAACTAATGAATATACAGGAGCTGGTTATGACAGTTTTGTTCCGAAAATAAATGTTTGGTTTGCATCTAAAACAAGAACGTTGAGTCAATCATACCAACTCCAAGGAACTGCTCTTGAAAACTCACGTACGATTATCATACGACACAATTCATCAGCAGAAAAATTAAAGGCTGCTGTGATTGATAATGTCCAATATGATATCGTCAATTATTCGCCTGATGAAACAAGTAATATCATCAGGTATGATTATTTGACGCTCAAAAGGAGTTCATGATGGAAGAAAAGCAACTATTTGAAGACATTATGAATGGGATAATTTTTCAAGCAGAATCTGTCAGTACATCTCTAACGGTTGAAGATAAAGCAAAAATAACCAAGGCTGGTGCAAATGCATTCGCTATAGGACTTGAAAAAGTCACTAAAGATAAGCATTATCGTATTCGTAAAACTGGGGAAAACCCACATCTAGCCGATAGTATTTTGGTTCAGAACACTAATATTGATGGTATTAAAGACGGAAATTCTACCGTTGGTTGGGATTACACCAAATCAAGGGTAGGTCATCTGATTGAAAACGGCACACGTTTTCCGATGTATTCCAAAAAAGGAACGAAATATAGAAAAGGGGGTCAAGTTGCAATTACATCTGACCCTTTTGTTTCTACTTATCGTGACAGCATGGAAGCTCAAGTTGCCATGTTTTCAGCGGAAGCAGAAGTTTTTTCAGAAATACTCAAAAAGAAAGGGGCAGAATGAGACCAACACAAGAAGTTTCGCAAATAGTAGGTGCTTTCCGCCCCTCTTGGTTAGTATTTGAAAATTTTATTCCCAAAGAACATGTTAATGATTTAGACAATACTCAAGTTTTACTGACAGAGTTTAAATCAGATATTACTAACTATGGGGACGGAACCTTTAATAGCGTTGTTCTGGCAGTTACTATCCAAATTTTCTACGGATTTAATCTCTCTGAAAGTATGCTTCTTGCAGAAATAGAATTGATGGAGAAACTAAAAGATAGCGGGTGGTTAACAATTTCAAGTGAACCACATTACCTAGACGTTAGTACCAATACAACAAAACAACAAACTAAAAAAAATATCACAGTTGAAAAAATTGTGGAAATTAATGAATTAAAAGGAGAATAAAATGACAATTGTAGGTTTAAAAAAAACTTATCTTGGATTAATTGATAAAAAAACAGGCAAAATTATTGCAGGTCCTGAAGGGCTAACAACAGATGGACTTTATATGTCAAATCCGAAAGATTTAGGTACAGCTTCTGCAAATATCACTAATATTGCAGCTGCTGGTACTCAAAAATTTGGAGACAACGGTCTTGTTGATGTAGTGAGTTCAAAATCATTTCCGCAAGTCGCTGCAGTTTGGAACAATCTTCCTTTTGATATTAAAGCTAAAATTAAAGGAGAAGTAAGCGACAAAAAAGGCGGATACGTTCAATCACAAGATTTGCCACAAGTTGCTTTGATTATTGAGTCAGAGTTAATTGATCGTTCACATTCAATTTTTTACGCATTCGGTAATGGCCATATGACTGAAACTGCATTGAACATTCAAACTGACAATGCAGCGCAAAACCGAGTTGAAGATGCATTGACTTATCAATCACTGGCTTTTGAGGCATGGAATAATCAAGGAATGAAAACTTTCAATTCTGCAGATTCTGGATTCGATAAAACGGCAATGCTAAAAGAAGTTATGGGAGGATATGCTGCTAGTGGACTCGGAGTTTAATTAAACAGTGCGGGATGATTACATCCCGCTTTTTTATTTATAAAATATTGGAGAAAAACATGGAAATTAAAATCAAAAAACTTAAAAAAACCGTTGAAGTCAAAGCTTCAATTAAAAATCTCAAGAAGAGTTATAAATTTGCCAAAAACATGGCCGAAGCAGAAGAAAAAATTAGTGAAGGAAACGATGAACTAGTCTTAGATTATCTTGATTCAATTATCGAATTTGTCTCTGATATCGCTAAACTCAGCAAAAAAGAAAAAGAAGAACTTGAAGAACTTGAAATGGAAGAGTTGATGGAAGTTGTTTCTTATATTGTTGCAAAATTGCAAGGCGCTTCTGACTCGGATATCAAAAAAGCCAAAGAAAATGGCGAAGTGGGTTTAGCCCAAGAGAGCGAATAATCAGCAATCATAATCACTTGTTAGAATTACAGCTATTCGAAAAAGATGTGATTCAAAATCTTCATTGGGATTTAAGCACAATTGGAGAACAGGAATATGAGGAATTGCTTGATGTCATGAGCGCAAATCCTGATAACAAAATGATGTCAGCTGAGGATTTAGCAGCTCAATGGAATTCGTTAATTTAAAAAGAAAGGAGGAATATATGGCAAAAGAAAAAGTAGCTGGGACTTTGGCCACTAATATCGGAGTTAATACTACTAATGCAGTAACCAGTATTGAAAGCCTTAAAAATTCAGTTAAAGATAGCACCAATGCTTGGAAACAGATGGAATCTCAAATGAAGCTGTCAGGAGATACTCTAGGTGCTTCTAAAGCTAAGTATGAGGGTTTGTCTGATTCTTTAAGTAAACAAAAATCAGTGCTTGAGCGGCTAAAACAAGAGCAATCAGAAGTTAACCGTTCTACTTCTGCTGGAGAGAAAGCTTATCAAAAATATGCTTCACAAATTACTCAAGCAGAAGTTAAGTTAACCGCCCTAAACGGTCAACAAGATAAAGCAAAACAAGCTTATGAGTACCAAAAATCAGGACTTGCAAAACTTAACGAGGAAGTTCAACATTCTAACAAGCTTACGGAAGAACGGGTAAAGCAACTCGAAGCGGAAGGAAAAACTGAAGAAGCCAATAAAGCCAAAATTGATGGATTAAAGTCAGCTCAAGAAAAATATTCTCAAATTTTAAAGATTCAAAAAACCGAATTGGAAAAACTAGGGGAATCAGGCGATAAGAACTCTAAGGCTTATAGACTTCAAGAAGTTCGTGTGGCGCAAATGTCCACAAAGGTTTCAGAAGCTACTCGAGATATAAAAAGGCTCAACGGCACTGAAATAAAACCTCGTACAGAAGGTATAGGTAAAGTAAAGAGTCAGCTTAGAAGTCTTAATGGTTTATTAGACCGTACACATAGCCATTTTAAAGATGTCTTTTTAGGGAACATCTTAGCTACCGGTGTAATCGGTGCGATTGGTGATATTAAGAGCAAATTTACTGGTGCGTTAGAAGCTGGCGTAGAGTATAACAAAGAAATGCAGAATTTATCGGTTTCTTTGAATAATTTTACAAATGGCAACCAAAAACTGAATGATTCTTTAGTTGATAATATCAAAAATTTGCGAGAAGAATCAGGATATTCCATTGATACATTAAGTCTTTTAACTAAAAAAACTTACGGATTAACAGGTTCGGCTGATGGCGCTAAAAAATTATCTGACGCTTTTGTTAATTTAGGTCGTGCAACTGGTAAATCTGATGATGCAATGCAAAACATTATCACTAAGTTTACTCAAATGAATGCAAGTGGTGAAATTACTTCTGGTTCAATTACCAAAATGGAAAAAACGCTACCTGGGTTTGCTAAAACATTAGCCACGACAATGGGTGTCTCTCGTGATAAACTCAACGAATTAGCAAAAGACGGTAAAATTTCAATGTCTGATTTATCAAAGACAATTGAAAACATGAGTGCCGCTAAACCTAAAGGGCTTGAAAACTACCTCACTTCATTTGACGGATTTTCTGGTCACTTGAAAGAAAAATACCAAAGTTTATCTGGAAAAATCACAGAAGGTTTCTTTAAAACAAATAATAATTTCTTAAAAAACATGTCTAAATCTCTTGATGGAAAGGAAACGGAAAAGGCGTTTACTCATATCGGAGATAGTGCAAATAAAGCTGTCACAACTATTTCTAAAGCTTTTAGCTCCGTTTTTAAAGGAACGAAAAATCCATTAGCAGACTTTGCGAATGGACTGGCTAATAAAATTGAAAAATTAGGGAACTTTATTTCTAAACATGCCAACGATATCAAAAACTTTTTTGGTATGGTAAAAAATTTAGGCGGTACTGCATTTAAGTTAATCGGCGACACTCTAAAAACAGTTATACCGTGGCTTGAGAAGTTTGGTACTTGGGCATCAAAACATCCCGAAGACGTCAAGAAAATTGCTCTTGCAATTATAGGGCTTAATGTTGCGCTTAAAGGTACATTAGGCGTTTTAAAAGGTGTAGAAAAATTTAAAGAAGCTAAAAAATTAGTTTTAGGTTTTGGGAGTTCAATCAAAAAAACAGCCACTGGAATGAAACTCGCTTTTAACTTTTTAAAAGCTAATCCATTTATTCTTATTATCACAGGCATTGTCGCTGTAGTCGCCGCATTTGTAGAACTATATAAGCACAATAAGAAATTCCGAAACTTCATCAATGGTATAGCTAAAGCAGTCTCAAAATGGGCTGGTAGTGTAGTTAAATGGTTCAAGAAAACATGGAACGGTGTTTCTAAAGGTTTCAAAAACTTCGGCGAATCATTCTCTAAAGTGTTTAACTCGCTTTTAAACGGAATTAAGAATGCATGGAATAGCGCATGGTCTTGGATTGGCAATGTATTTAATAAATATATTGATGTTTTTAAATCAGTTTTAAAACTTTTTACTGATTTCTTTACAGGTAAATGGGGAAATCTCGGCAAGGATATTCATAAGATATGGGATGCTTTATGGGGTTTTGTTGAGTCTATCTTTGGTAAAAAGGTTGATTCTATTAAAAAAGGTATCGAAGGTTTCGGTACTAAGATTTGGGATACATTCAACACAATTAAAACTAAAGTCAGTGATTTTTGGAAAGGGATGTGGGATGGTTTAGTTCAATTTGGAAAAGATGGTATCAATTCAGTTATAGGTGTCATAAACAATGGTATCGGCGGAATTAATGGTGTTATTCATACATTCGGTGGTTCTAAAAATGCAATTAGTAAAATACCTAAACTGGCGAACGGTACTAAAGGCGCACCTAAAGGAGTCGCATTAATTAACGATGCACCAGGCGAACATTACCAAGAAGCTGTTATAGACAATTCAGGTCAAATGCATGTACTGGAAGGTCGGAACAGGCTTGTAAACTTCCAAGGTGGTGAAACAGTTGTACCCGCTCACGCTATCCCTCACTTTGAAAATGGTACTCCAGATTGGTTGAGTTCTATTGGTTCGTGGGTTAAAGATAAATGGGATGGCTTAACAGAAATGATTAAGCACCCTATTAAGACTTTAACTCACTTCATGACTAATGCTATATCAGGTATTAGTGGTTCACCTTTAGTTACTTCTATAGCACCAGCTCTTGGTAATGGATTTGTCAATGCAATCGTTGACCCAATCAAGAAGTTACTTGGTTCATTAAAGAAAAAACACGAAGATGACGGTGGCGGTTCTCAAGGTTCGCCATCTGGTTCCGGTGTTCAACGTTGGGCTGGACAAGTTAAACAGGCGCTTGCAGCTAACGGCTTGAGTACTAGCCAAGACATGATTGACCGTGTGCTTCGCCAAATCGCTTCTGAGTCAAGCGGTAATGAAAAAGCAGTACAAGGAAACATCGGGGATATTAACAACATCACTGGTGACCTTGCTAAAGGGTTGATGCAAACAATATCCTCAACTTTCAACGCCAATAAATTCCCTGGTCACGGTGATATTTTTAATGGTTACGATAACTTATTAGCTGCTCTTAATTATGCTAAAAAAAAATATGGCCCAAGTTTGTCATTCCTTGGGAATGGACATGGTTATGAAAATGGTGGAATCATAAATGCTCATGGTTTCTATGAAATAGGCGAAGGAAATAAGCCAGAAATGGTTATTCCTTTGTCTGTTGAAAAAAATGCAAGAGCAAATCAATTGCTTGCGGAAGCTAATCAAAGAATTAACGGAAATAATAGAGCTTCAAGCAATACAGCAGACCTTTCACCAGTATTAACTTTATTATCCAATATATTTAACTCCATTGAAGATGTTAAGAAAAATCCTCTAATTGCTTATGCTTTATTAGATGGGCGTAATGTGTCTCAGGGGTTAGCTCCTTATATGAATCAAGCCTTAACTGACTATGTAAATCAACAAGATAGATTGTGGGGTAAAAATTAAAAATGGCTTTTTCAGTTAAATTTAATGATGTAGATTTATCGACAATCGTTGATGGTTTTACAGCAATTACAAGAAATATAGGGGCTGGTTGGACGAATACGGTTCAACCTAATCCTATTATTGGCGCTGATTTCACGCAAAATTCAATTAATTCGAAATCAATTACAGTTAACTTTATTGCAAATGTTAAATTAGACCGTTTCACCTCTGTGAGAAAGGCTTTGGCTAGTGCTTTAAATGTAAAGCAACCAGCTGCTTTGATTTTTGATGATGATCCTAATCAAGTTTGGTGGGCTGTTCCTGATGGAACGCCAACATTAGATGAATCATCATTTTATCAAGCTGTAGGTTCAATTACATTTTTAGTTCCGAGCGGAGTTTCAGAATCAGTCGAAACAAACGTTCTAAATGCTTCCAATTCTGGTGGTCAATTAGGAACAATTACTAATAATTCAGATGGCTCTGTAGATATTGAAATTAATAACACAGGCAATCTTGAGACATTTCCAACAATAGAAATTACCAACGTTCATGAGAATGGGTATATTGCAATTGCTGGTAAAAATGGAGCAATTGAAATAGGAAATAGGCAAGAAGCAGATGGAGTTGTAAAACCTGAAAGTGAATATTTATATGATAGCAAGTATGACACATCGTTTACTAAATTTAAAGATGTCGCACCTGGCACTCCTAATCCTCAAAACAATTGGTTAGCCACGAACGGAAAACTTGAATTTCAAAAAGATGGGTTGAGATTAAAAGAAAAAGGAACTGTTGGTTCTAGACAAGGAGTAGCTGGTGGTATGAAAGTAATGACTTTACCAGCAGATTCAAATGGTCATGTTGGAGCAGTTAATTTCTATTCATATTTCAATTTATTTGCTTGGGCTACAGCTTTTGGACAAACTGGAGTTTTGCAAATTCTTTTTACTGATAATAACGATAAATTAGTTGCCGGTTATGGAATCATAAAGGGAGATATGGTTGGAAATAAAGCGATGATGAAAGCGTGGGTTGGTGGTAATAATCCTCGTGAAGTCGCCAGCAGAGATTTTATTGCAAACAATGGCGAAGGTAATGGCGCTGGATCAATGAATAATGTTCAGTTTAATGAAAAAACTGGAGATACGGATTTTTTTAAACAAGGCGGAAATTTTGGCTTTTTTTGGAAAGGATCCCGAATATCAGAATATGTTTCAGAATTAAAAAATGTTGAAATTTCCAAAGTCTATTTATATATTGGACAATATCCAAACTCCAATAAATTCATGGGTAATTTATCAATAAGGAATATTTCTTGTAGAAAAGACAATGTGAGTGTTTGGCGAGATGTTCCAAATCGATATGCAACTGGTTCTAAGATTATAGTTGATATGAACGGAAAAGATACAGTTGTTATCAATGGTATGCCAGCCATTCAAGAAAAAATTAGAGGAACTGAACCTTTTTCAATCCCTCCTGGTAGAAGTACATTAAAAATCTTGCAGTCTACATGGAATACTACTCCGCCAATTGTTCAAATATCATATAAAGAAAGGAACTTATAATGGAAATAGTCGTTCATGATAACACACTTAAAACCGTAGCGGTTATCAATAATGATATTCCGATGTTACCTTCATTCTTCAATGATAATTGGCATCGTTATAAAGACCAAGGGGCAGAAACATTTATATTTACTGTAAATAAATTTATCAACGGCCAGTTACAAGATTACTGCCGTTTTTTAAATGAGCAAGCTTACATTAGTTTTACTTATGATGGAATTGACCATTTATTTGGAGTAGATAACGTTCAAGAAAGTGACTATCAAATTACTTTAACTTGTTCCTCATTGAATTTAGAATTAAGAAATGAGCAAGCCAATGCCTTAGTTAACACATCAAGCCATAATATTCAGTGGTACTTTGACCAAATGGAATTAATTTCAAATGCTCAAATAACCATTGGAACTAATGAAGTCTCAAGTCTGACACGAACAATTAATTATGATGGACAGGAAAGCAAACTTGCCCGTCTAATATCTGTGATTGGGAATTTTAATGCAGAATTTGAATTTATTACACATTTAAATGATGATGGAACACTAGATTCCATCATTTTAAATATCTATCGTGCCAATGATGGAGTTAATATCCAGGGTGTTGGAACAAATAGAAATGATGTCTCTTTAAATTTTGGTAAAAACATTAGTGGGATTACTAGGACTGGCGATACAACAAATCTATTTAATGCAACAAAAATTACAGGATCAGACGATTTAAATTGGAATTCAAGCGAATTTTCTTATGTCAATTCCGATGGTATGGAGGAGTTTTATAAAAGAAAAAATGATGATACTGCATTTGCTCCACTTTCTCTTAATTTATTTAAGTCTCAAATCAAGTCTAATAATGGTGATAAATGGATTCGTAAAGATTTTCAAACAGAATACACTAATGTTAATGATATGTGGGGCTATTGCGTAAGTCAATTTAAACAATTCGCTTATCCGACAGTTACTTATGAGGTGTTAGCGAATAGTAGCTTAGTTCTTGAATCAGTTGGTAATGATCGGCCTTTGTCAATTGGTGATACCATCAATATTCAAGATGATAACTTTATGGATTCTGACGGAAATGTAGGTTTGCTTTTATCAGCTAGGGTTTCTGAAATGGAGATAAGTTTTAGCAATCCGACATTAAATAAGATTACTTTTTCAAATTTTAAAAAACAACAAAGTGAAGC